AACTCTGGCACTGTTACCATATCTGGTTTAAAGACTTGCTATGCGACATCAGAGTATACTGATGCGGAAAATGATGATGCAATCATTCCAGCGATAAACAAAATTACAGACCTTGGTAATGCTGTTTTCACTCCATATGTTTTGATATATGAGTCTTATAACAGCGGCAGCGTACCAAAGTATAAGATTCCTATGGTTAATCCAAACGGAACGCCAATACAGCTAACGCCAACTGCTTTTTCAGACAACACTGGAATTGATGCAATACCGTCTGGCTCTGCTAACGTTGATTTTGGAACCATTAGTTTTCCGACATTTACGGCTGAGCTTGACGACACAATAGCGTACGAATTGCGCGGTGGTAGCACATACTCTTGCGCTATCTCTGTAGAGATGGTTAGCGGAAGTATCACTGTAGATAAATACATAAAGGTTTTAATTGGCTCATCTACTCTTACAGCATCGCTGGAAGTTGAAGACTTTACATTTGTAGAAGGTGATGCCGTAAAAAAGAGAACCTTTGGTTACGATTGGAGTCTCCTTGGAATCAAAGTAGATAATCACAGTTCAGTTCCAGCAACTTGTCCAAACGATAACTTTCAGTTTAAAGAATCTTTGCTAAACAATAAGTCAATTAAAGTTTACGACTTGGTTATTGACATTATGAAGCGTTTTGGATTGAGTCTTGTTTATGATTACACAAGTGGGAACGTAATACTAGACAATCTAAAAGATGTTAGATTGACAACTGGATTGTTTGACCAATACATAGACTCTCTAAAGCCTTACGAAATCTCGGCTGGGACAAAGCCACCAAAAACACTAAAGCTTTTAAATAAAGAGAACGACGGCCTTTACGACAAGTTTGACAACGGACTTGCTGTCGGAAGCTTTGATGGCGTTTTGAATCAAAACGGTGTTGGTGAAAAATCAATAGAGTTTATAACTTCATTGATTAACCCAATACAAAAAACCATTTGTGGTGATGAGTTTTTTACAGACCCTGTCCTATTGAACAGCGGACTTATTTCAATTCAAGAAATTGGAGATATAAAAAATGAGTTCCCAGACTACGACAAAGCTGGACTTAGAATTTTCTATTTGCAAGAAAACAACTTTGCTACATCACTTAGGTATCCAGTATTTAGGGAGTACAATGATTATGGTCAAAGAATAAGGCAAATTCTTTACAAGCCAGTGGGAACTTATGAGCTTCAGGGATATCCAGTGAACTCACTTACAGGCAATCAGAAAGATTTGCGTTTTATGTTCGCAGATGGTTCAACTGGAGATGCTTACGGATATCTAACTGAAACCGAAAGATTTATAGCTAATGAAAGCAACAAGATGTCTTTCTATGCGGCTATTCCAGATACAATGTTCCAAAATGGAGACCTATACAAAAAGAAGTTTAGGTTTAATAAGACCGAAGAGAACTTTATCGTAAACTCTTTAAGCGATGCTAAGATTTATGATGGCTATGTATACGGGAAATTTGAGGTCATATTTGTAGATTAATCAGATGGCAAAGACTTATAACGACTATCCACAGTCAGCAACGAACAACGCTAAGCGCGCACTTGCTTGGCGTGAGAAATACGGTAACGAAGTAAAAGGAGGAACCTCTATTGGTTGGACTCGTGCCAATCAACTTGCTAGCCGTGAGGCACTTTCGTATTCAACGATTGCTCGTATGGCTGCGTTTAATCGCCACCGCCAAAATAGCAAAGTAGACCCTAAGTATGCTGCAACTCCTTGGAAAGACCGCGGTTATGTCGCTTGGCTTATCTGGGGCGGAACAAGTGGTGTGAACTGGGCTATCCGCAAAGCAGAATCTATCCGCAATGGTCGTTTCTCAATTGACTCAATTGATGATAATGATGTCGAGATGGTAGAGGGAATCGTAAAAATTATTCGCTCTATTGAAGACCCAAAGAACCGTATGAAGACGGCTATGAAGGAATACCGAAACTTAGTATCTGAAGGCGTTGACATCACCCTTGAAGAATTCCTCACAATGGTGGGAATTGATGCGGCTTCCGTAAAGTAATACGTTAAATTGTATATTAACGAAGTATGAAACCGATTAATCAAGATTTACCTCTTTTTGACATTGTTATGAAAGACAATGGCGAAGCTGGTATGTATCGTATTTCGTTGGTGACCAACCCAGCAATCCAAGAGAACTTTATTTATTTCTCAGAAGAGAAAGATATGTTCTTCGTTGATAACGAAAAGGGAGTTGTTGTTGGGCCAGTCATCATCCCAAACAAACCAATCTACCGTCAAGGAGAAAACGGTGGATACTATGTCCAGTTCTCAGTAGACACCATCGAGAAGATGATGATGGGCTACGCAGAGAAAGGTCTCCACAACTCGTTCAACATCCAACACCAATACGAGACCGATGAGGTCTATATGCTTGAGATGTGGGTTAAGGAAGGAGAAGAAGACAAGAGTAAGATGTACGGTTTCGATTTACCAGTCGGAACTGTATTTGCTAAAGCGTATGTCAAGTCAGAAGAGATTCGTGATGAGATTAAAGCTAGCGGCCTTAATGGATTTTCTATTGAGGTTAAAAATTTTGATATGGTAGAACATAAATTCGAAAGTGATATGGATTTCAAATTCGCTATTGAGTTAGGAGAGCGCCTCGCGAAAATGGAGGCTACTATCTCTGCTCAAAACGCACAAATTGAAGCTTTGATGGAGCTTTGGGCTGAATCTCAGGAGCAGTTCAATGAAGTAGTTGAAGCAACGGAAGAGGCTACTGAAGCCCTTTCAGAAGAGCCTGCTGAAGAAGTTGCTGAAGAAGTAGCTGAAGAGCAAACCGAAGAACTCGCCGAAGAAGCTCAAGAGGAAGTTGTCCTTGAAGAGGTTGTTGAGGAAGTAGTTGAAGAGCCAGTTGTAGAAGTACAACTAGAAGAGGTAGAGGATGCCTCTGTCGAAGAAGCTGAATTGGCATTGTCCGCTGAACAAGAGGGACAAGAAGAGGAAGCTAAGCCTGTTGATAAGACGGTTAAATTCGAACGAATCACCTCTGACAAAATCCAGATGATTGACAAGTTCTTTGGCAAGCGTCTTTACTAATTTGTATATTATTAAAATTTCAAAATAAAATGGCAATTTCAGTTGCAACTTTAGATTGGGGCAACCGCACCCCCGACCTCTTTATCGATACGATGGTAAAGAGCGCCAAAGTGTTGGACCGTTTCCGTCTTATCGACGGTGTTAAGTCAAAAGTACAAGTTCCCATCTTCGATGCTAGCTTGACTTTTGGTAACGACCTGTGTGTATTCGACCCACAATCTTCTGCCTCTATCGATGAGAAGGAGATGACGGTTGAGACCTACAAGTGGGCTTTCTTGAACTGTAAAGATGTCCTTGAGGCTACTTACCGTTCTGTATTGCTTAAGCAAGGTCAGCACAACGAAGAGACTATGGACGCTCAGTTCAAAGATTGGGTTTTCGATTACTTCGCTAAGCTTTCTGCTCAAAAGGCTCTCGAGCTTGCCGCTACCGCACTTGCTACCGAGCTTTCTGCCGACACTGCTGTTCTTGACTACGACACGAACGCTGCTTTGACTTCTGCTAACATTCTCGAGAAGATGGAAGGCGCTTACCAAGTTATGAGCGCTAATATGTTGTCTGCCGTTTACGGTGACGCTGACCGTCAGTTGAAGCCTGCTTTCTTTATGGGAACTGCTGCTGTTCAAGCTTACCAAATCGCTATCGCTGGTTTGTACACTACGACTGCTCAAGGTGTTGTTGAAGGAAATATCCCTGCCTACTACGGTATGGAGGTTATCCACTTCCCTTCACTTGCTGCTGGTTCATTCATCATCTCTGCTCCTGAGAACATCGTTATGTTGACTGACAACTACAATGACGTTCGCGCTATCGATATGAAGTACGAATCAGAGCTTTCTAGCGACAAAATCTGGGGTCAGTTCAAGCTGGGATTCTCTTACCTGAAAGGTGAGGAAGTCGTTTACGCCAAGAACTTCGCCTAATAATTAACCGAGGGGGGCGAAAGCCCCCTCTCACTTAAAAACTATATAAAAATGGGATGTGCTGTTGATTTTACTGGTCTTGCAGTTTCTTACGCTTGTGGCTCAATTGCTTCAGGTGGACTGAAGGCCGTATACCTTGCTGACAAGTCAGAACTCGAAGGTCTTGTATCTGTTACTGGTGGCGCTGCTACCTTCACTGTAACTACGACCCTTAAGGCCGCTTTGGTTACTGCTGGTAATGACCTGCTTGAGCTTGGATTTAATAACAAAGACGGATTCTCTAACTTTACCGATGTTAAGACGGTAAACGCTGACGGTTCTGCTTCTGTTGTTCCTACTATCACTATGGAGTTTTTGCGTATGGACCCTGCCAAGCGCAACGCTCTTGAGGAAATCGCCACTCCAGGCGCTGAAATCGTAGCTTTCGTTGAGACTGCTGCTGGAACTAAGCACTTGGTTGGTTTTGACTTCGGTCTTTACGCTGGTACTGTAGATGGTGCTTCTGGCGCTGCTCGTACCGACAAGAACCGCTACCAGTTGACCCTCGTTGGAGAAGAGAACGCACTTGCGTACACTATCTCTGATGCTGAGTGGGCTGACCTCGTATAATTTGATTAACCCCAAACTTGGGGAAAGGGAGGGGTTTCCCCTCCCTTTTTTTATTACCTTTATTCTATGAAACTGATTCTGAACGGACAAACTAACGAGCTATCATTTGTGAAGGCTCCTGCTATGTCAGACATTCCATTTACCATTAAGCTCACCAAGATTGTTGGCGGACAGGAATATGTCTTCGACAACCTATACGACAAGTACGAGTTTGATGTAGCCAAAGACTTTATTGGCCTTGACCTTGACATCTCATCTCAAGAGATTGCTGGTGGCGAGTACAAGCTTGAAATTTATGATGACTTCCGCACATATGGCAAGTATGTTTGCTTGGTGGAAGACTACACTTTTGAGAACTCTGATAGTAACGAAGAGTTATTTACCACTACAGTTAAGATAAGTAACTTGTAAATTATTGTAAAAGATGAGCATTTTCAATAAGGTTGTTGACTTCTTTGCTTCCAACACTTTTGTCGTTGCGAAGGATAGCAACATTGCAACCAACCCGCTCGAAAAGTCAATTGAAAATCTTGATAGTCGGTATGCTGTAGGCAATACATTTGCTGGCGACTACATCAAGTTTGGATACGGAGACGACTTCCCTATTCTGCTTCAAAGACTATACAACCAATCACCTGTTCACGCTGGTATTGTTACCAAGAAAGCTAAGATGGTTGCTGGTAATGGATTGCTCTACAACGTAGATGCAGCATTCAAGGCTCCAATCAAACGAGCAGAGATTAAGGCGTTCTTGGCTAACTGTGCTGGAAAATCACAAGGTTTGTACGAGCAGATTGTACACGCATCATTCCAACAGGAGCTGAACGGAGCATTTGCTTTCTACATCAAGTGGAAC